TCTTCCCATCCGTCCCCGATGCAGTCCGAACCGATGCTGGACAGTCCGTTTAAGACCCGACCCAGTCCGAGTCAATGACAACTAAGCCCAAGAAGTCCAAAGCCCTACGAGGGGCAACTAAACCACGGCTTCACAGTCCACTATTAAAGGGCGAAAACAAGCTGCAAGATGTAAAAGACCTATGCGCTATCGTCAAGATGGACTTAATGCCATGGCAGGAATTTGTGTTGAAAGACATGCTTACTGTGGACAAGAAAGGCATGTGGGTTCGCAAGACAAACCTGATTTTGGTAGCACGACAGAATGGCAAGACCCATTTAGCACGCATGCTGATACTGGCTCACCTCATCAAGTGGAATACCAATGTGCTTATCATGTCTTCTAACAGAAGCATGGCACTAGACACATTCAGACAAGTTACTCACCTATTGGAGACCAATGACCACCTTAAAGGATTTGTCAAACAAATCAGACACGCCAATGGCACGGAGTCTATTGAGATGCTCTCTGGAGCGCGCCTTGATGTCGTTGCAGCTACTAGAGATGGATCTCGCGGACGAAGTGTCAATGGGCTACTTTACATCGATGAAGTCCGAGAAATCACAGAAGATGGATTTCGAGCAGCAACTCCAACTACTAGAGCTCACCCAAATAGTCAAACGCTTCTTACCTCTAATGCTGGAGATGCGTTCTCAACTGTTCTTAACGACCTCAGAGAACGAGCCATCGACTACCCACCAAAGTCTTTCGGCTTCTACGAATACTCAGCACCCCAGTACTGCAAGATAACTGACCGCGATGCATGGGCTTTGGCTAACCCCTCTTTGGGATACACCATCACAGAGGAAGCGATTGAAGAAGCGATTGCTACTTCACCGATTGAGAACACGCGTACGGAAACTCTTTGTCAATGGATCGATTCGTTAAGCAGTCCGTGGCAACATGGCATCTTGGAAGAAACATCCGATAGCACCCTAGAAATGTCCATTGGGGCTTATACTGTATTCGGTTTTGATGTCAGTCCGTCACGCAGGAACGGATCATTGGTCGCAGGACAACTTCTCCCAGATGGGCGGATTGGCATCGGAATCTTGGAGACTTACAGCTCTCAGGTTGCCATTGATGAGCTAAAGATGGCGGCAAGTATAAAGGCTTGGTGTGACATCTATAAGCCGCGCCTAGTGTGCTTTGACAAGTACGCCACACAGACGATTGCAGATCGTTTGGCTAACGCTGGAGTTATGGTCGAGGATGTCTCGGGGCAGCAGTTCTACAAAGCCTGTGGAGACCTTGCAGAAGGACTTAATAACCACAGAGTTGTCCATAATGGTCAAGCAGAATTTATCCAGCAGATGAATAATTGCAGCGCGAAAGTGAACGATTCGGCTTGGCGCATCATCAAGCGAAAATCGGCTGGAGATATCTCAGCACCTATCGGTCTTGCAATGGTCGTAAGCAAGTTGATGATCCCACAACCTAAGCCACAGATTTATACTTAGACACGCCCTAGCACATTGTCTAATTGCTTGACAAATGCTACAATTTCTGTCTATGGGTAAATTATTGCAAGCCTTTGGTCTAGAATCTAAGCCTTTACTAGAAGCACAGTCTGCACCACAGGTGCTTGGTGAGTATTCACCTTATGCAATGCCATTCCAAACTGCATACATCGGCAGAACAGAAGCGATGTCTGTCCCAGCTCTTATGCGTTGCCGCAATTTACTTGCTGGCACAATCGGTGCGATTCCTTTAGAGCTTTACAAAAAATCTACCAATGAAGAATTAGGTTCACCTGCTTGGTTAGAGCAACCTTCTTATTCTCAACCACGATCAGTCACGATTGCATGGACTGTGGACTCGCTTCTACTATATGGGCAAGCCTTCTGGAAAGTGGTCGAAGTTTATCAGGAAGATGGACGACCATCTCGCTTTGAGTGGATCGCTAACAACCGAGTAACAATTACTCTAGATAGCACTAATACTTTTGTTAGATCTTATGCAGTTGATGGCACAACATTACCGATGGACGGACTTGGATCTCTCGTCACATTCCAATCATTAAGTGATGGAATCTTAAACACCGGTGCTTCAACAATTCGCGCAGCCATCGATGTACAAAAGGCAGCAGCGATTGCAGCAGCAACACCAATGGCAACTGGTTACATTAAGAACACAGGTGCAGACCTAGATCCTAAAGAAGTTTCAGGACTTCTTGCTGCATGGCGTACTGCTCGCAACAATCGCTCTACTGCATACCTGACATCTACTTTAGAATATAACCCAGTATCATTTTCACCTAAAGACATGATGTATGGAGAAGCAATCTTCAATCTTGCAACAGAGATTGCTCGTCTATGCAATGTACCTGCCTACTATGTCTCAGCAGATCAGAATAACTCTATGACTTATGCGAATGTGCAAGATGAGCGTAAGCAATTCTTGACACTATCTTTACAGCCATTTATTACAGCGATTGAAGATCGCCTATCGATGGATGACATCACAGCCCGTGGCAATGTAGTGAAGTTTGATATTGATAAAAACTTTCTGCGTACTGATCCACTTCAAGAATTGGCAGTCATTGAAAAACTGCTAACGCTTAACCTGATTACCCCAGAGCAAGCGATGGAAATGACTGATCTAACACCTAACGGAAATAATGGTCTAGTATGAATCAAGTAATTACATTCTCAGCTGATCTCACAGCAGATTCAGCAAGCCGCACAGTATCAGGCAAGATTGTGCCTCTTAATGTTGAGGCTGGATCGACAAACATGGGCAAGGTTATTTTTGCCTCTGGCTCAATCGAGATTGCAGATCCTAAGTCTGTCAAACTTCTCAGCCAGCACGATTCAAAAAAACCTTTGGGTCGCATGGTCTCATTTAGCGAGTCAGAAAATTCTATTGACGCTGTATTTTCTGTAAGTCGCTCGCAGCGCGGTACAGAAGCTCTTATCCTTGCAGAAGAAGGATTGCAATCAGGTTTGTCAATCGGGGCAGAAGTCCTAAAGTCAAAGATCAAGGACGGCGTTACTTATGTTTCAGCTGCTCGCTTGGTCGAAGTAAGTTTGGTAACAGAGCCAGCATTCAAGTCGGCTCAGGTTACTGATATTGCGGCAGAAGAATCTGTCGTAGAAGAAATCACCCAACCAACAGAAAGCGAGACAGCCATCGTGGAAGAAACCACTTCAGCAGTCGAAGCAACACCAGTTGAAGCACCAGCGGTCGAAGCTGCTCGCCCAACTGTATCAGCAGCATATTACACAAAGCCACGCATTGAAATCACAGCGGCTAAGTATGCTGAAAACACAATCCGTGCAGCTCTAGGTGATGAGTCAGCTCGTCAATACCTATTAGCAGCAGACAACACAACAGATAACGCAGGTCTAGTACCAACACGCCAACTATCTGAAATCATCAACCCATTGGGTACAACAATCCGCCCATCAATCGATGCTATCTCTCGCGGTACATTGCCAGATGCAGGTATGACATTTGAGATCCCAAAGATCACACAGATGCCAACAGTCGGTGAAGTTGCAGAAGATGCAGCATTCACAGAGCAAGATCAGAACTCAGCGTTCTTGTCAGTATCAGTTAAGAAGTACGCAGGACAGCAGACATTCTCTGTTGAACTTCTAGATCGTACATCTCCAGCATTCTTTGACGAGCTAGTACGCAACATGGCAGCAGCTTACGCAAAGACAACAAACGCAGCAGTTAATGCAGCGTTGATCTCAGGTGCATCACTAGATGCAACTACAACAGTTACATACCCAACAGCAGCAGAGTTGCTAGGTGTTGTAGCTCGTGGATCAGCATCCGTTTATGCAGCAACAGCAGGACTTGCAAATCCATTCGCTCGCAACATGGTCGTCTCGACTGGACAATGGTCAAATATCATGTCTTTAAACGACGCTGGGCGTCCAATTTATACCGCATCACAACCAATGAACGCAGGTGGAGCAGTTGCACCAACATCATTGACAGGTAACGTTGCAGGACTCAACCTCTATGTTGATCCAACAAACGCAGGCGATGGCGATGGAACAATCCTTATCGTGAACCCAGATGCATACACATGGTACGAGTCACCAACATACCGCCTACGCGCAGAATCAACAGCAGCAGGTCAAGTAACTATCGGTTACTACGGCTTTGGTGCGATTGCAACTAAGGTTGCAGCAGGCGCATTCAAGAACAACAAGGCGTAATAAACTCACTAAGTCGCTCTGGGGAGTAGTAGCCCTCTACTCCCCAGAGTCTTTAGAAAGGACATCATGGCACTTACAACAGTTGCAGAGTTACGTTCAACACTTGGCGTAGGCACATTGTATGCAGATGCAACCCTTCAAGAAGTATGCGATGCGGCAGATGCCGTTCTAGTCCCAATGTTATGGGCTCCAAAATGGTTCACAGTTGCACACGAAAACACAGTAGGATCAGGCACTCTATATTTTAATGACAACATTCGCGAAACTTTTTATGTAGGTCAAAGCGTAACGATTGCTAACTCAGGCAGTTCATATAACGGCACTAAAACAATTACAGCCGTTAATGGTTTTTCAATTAGCGTGAATACTAATCACACTACTGCTCAGGGTTATCATCCGATTTATCCTTACGGATCTGTATCGACTACGACTTACACAGACTGGACAACCGATATGGCAGTCCAGCAAGCAGCTCTTATGATATCTGTTGAAATCTGGCAAGCGCGTACTGCAACCCTTTCAGGTAGTAACGCTGTCGATTTCCAGCCAAGCCCTTACCGAATGAGCGCACAGCTTCTCGCTAAGGTGCGAGGATTGATCGCTC